TCAACTGCCAAGCCACGTCAAAAACGCCGCCCACTTGTGACCCATGACGCCGCCGATCCCGAGCGCCGCCGCAGCCCCGGCGACAGCTCGGCCGAGCCGCGACGCCCCGCGCGTCTGCAACATCATCTCGTGCATGTCCTTGACCTTGGGCGCCATCTCCTCGACGAGCTGTTCCAGCACGGCGACGCGCTCGTAGAGCTCAGGGCTGTGATCACAGGCGGCGGGGCTCATCTCAATCTCCAAAATCAAGCAGGTTGCGCGGCCCGAACGTGCCGGGCCGCGCCAAGAAGCGTCACCGGACGGCAGCAACCGGCGCGCAGCCGAGCGCGCTGAGCTTGGCCAGGACGAGCGGCTGAAGCTTGTCGCCAAGCCATTTCGCCACTTTCGGCTCGGACGCCACGATATAGCTCACGGCTTCGGCGACGACGGCGTTCGCGATCGGCAGCGCGAGTTTCTGTCCAGCCACCGCGCCCTCGACCTGCGCCAGGGCGTAGTTCACAGCGTTCGTCACCATGCCGTCGGTGATGAACAGCCGGAGATAGGAAGGCACGAACTTGGCGACCAGGAACGACGCCAGCGTGACGGCGACGCCCCCGACGGCGACGATCAACTCTTTGAGCCAGTCGCCCCAAGGGATGACCACCGCCTGGGGCGCGGCGTCGGCGGCGTGCGCCGGCGCGAGGCCAAGCAGGGCGAAAACAATCGCGACAGAGATCGCGAAGACAGACGATAATTTCATGCGTGTTCCTTTCTGGTTTTTCCCGCTGCGAGCGCCGTCGTGACGCGCGCGACGAAATCGGTTTTGTCCACAAGCTTGCCAGGGCAGTCGTGATGATCGCGCAGGCATTCACGGTGAAAGCGTATCGCGGCCGGAGCGATATTGAGCGCGTGGCAGATCGCGGCGACGGCCGCGACGGCGTTGTCGCGAACCTTGGCGCCGTCGCCGCTGTCAAAGGGCTCCGTCGCATAATCGCCGACCATTTCGACGCCGATGCTCGTCTTGTTGAAACAGGAGGCGTGAACGCCGTCTGCTTCCAGATCGCAGGCCAGCCAGATAAAATCCGGCGCCACGAACAGGTGCGGGCCAGTGTGCCACTTCAAGCTCTTGTAATAGGCGTTCAGGTTCTTGACGCGTTGCGTGCCGCCAGCGATGCCCAGGCCAGCCTTGGCCCATTGCTTGAGGTTGGGGAGCGCCGTGTTGTGGACGGTGACGGCTGACGGCCGCCAGCCTTTCGCCCAACGAAGACCGGCGCAATAAGCGGCGAACTCTGCCGGCGTGAAGTGAAGAGGCGTTGCAAGAAAAGTCATTTCGTCCCCTCAACGATAGCGGCCGACTGTAAGAGCGTTCATGACCACGCCGGATTTCTGAATAAGGCTGTGCGCCAGAATATTGCCGTGGACGCCATCATAAGTGTATTGACAATATCCTGAGCAATTCGGGCCAAGCAAAACCGCCCATCGTCCGCCATCTCGATAGTTTTCGAGGATGTCAGCAAGGTCGATAAATCCGACCAACAACGGCGGCGTTGTTCTAAACCACCCGTTCAGATCAATTCTGTCGCCGTCGTGGGCGTTCGGTGTTTGACTTGAGACATCAAAGAAACTGTTAGTGCTTCCCGTATAGGGCAAATACGTCGTCTGGTAGACCGGCTTTCCAGTGAAATAGCCCCAGGACGCTTGCAGATTGGCGCGTACGGTGGCGTTGGAAAACCCGACCACAACGTCATTGATGCCAAGGGTGAAAATGACGTCCGTGGCATATTGCGCGAGCGCAACGCGGTTCGCGTGGCCGGCGACAAATCCATTTACGCTGTCGCCGAAAACGCTCGCGTTGATGTATCCCATCGACCCGCCGATTGACCGGGCGATTGAACCGACATCGCCGCCGGTCGTGGGCGTATCCCTGTAGCCCCAAGGAATACTGTCGCCGACGATCAGCACAGAGCGCGCCGTTGTCTGCGCGACGAGCGCGACAGGATAAATCGCGGCTTGCCCCGATTGGTTGTCCGTGATCGTTCCGCCCATCACCTGATCGGTGACGCTGGCTCCGCAATTGAGCACGTCGCCGCCGGCCGCATAGATTGGACCGCCGTTATTGTCGTTGTTGCCCGTGTAGGGCATGCCCGACGCGCCGGCCGCCGTAGTGACGAGCGGCCGCATCCAGAAAGTCGCCCCCTTGGGGATGTTTACGGCGACGGCGTCGGAAAGCAGCGACTGTCCGGGCGCCTGAGTATTGGAATTGCTGCCGGCCCATGTGAACCGGGTTTCCGTTCCGGCCGGGTATTCCACAGCCAGCTGGAAGGTCAAAGACTGCGGCGTGTTTGTCTCGCCGGCCGACGCCTGCCCGATCCACGAAGCATAAGCGGCTCGCAACGACGTGATGTTGTCGCGAGCGATGTGCATGGAGCGGCCCATGCACTGCTTAAACGAACCCAGCTTTGTCGGAATGTAGGAGCGCGTCGCGACCTGGCGCAGTCCAACCGGAGATTGGATCGGACCGGAAACGCGCACCGCCCCGTTGAGATTGACGTCGCCGCTGTAAGAGTTGGCGCCCGACCAGGCATTCGCGCCGGTCAGCAGGTTCCCCGTCACGGAGCCGAGCGGCAAGAACGCGTGCGCGGCGTTATCCAGCGCCCCGATCGGCACGCAGACATGCGAGGCGTCGTAAACGCATACGGTGCGAGGGTTGGCCCCGGTGCGCAAACCGAAGTTGATCGACGTCTCCGCCGCTCCGGCCGGCGCGGCCCACAGACAAAGCAGCGCGAGGAATGCGAACAATTTACGGATCAAGAGGCGAGTCCCTTCATGGCGACAAAGGCCGCGCCCATCTGCGGGAGCGACAGGCCGAGTGTGGTTTGGATGAGGGTGTAGAGCGCATCGCCGACAGCCATGGTCGCGCCGCGACGCCATTGGATTGTGAGAGGATCGGCGATGTCTCCCGACACCGCCTGGTCGATCGCGTAAATGGCGGGAAGCCCCGCAAACGATTGTGTGGCCAACCAGGTTTGCGCTTGGCGGATCGTCACGGTGTTTTGGTACGAGATCACCGCAGATGCGGCCGCGTCGATATCGCGGCGGAGCTCCTGCAGCGTGATTTCGACCGCGTCGAGCTCGCGCTCGAGCATGGCCGAGGACAGCGCGCCGCCCCGCGTCACATCGGTAATTCTGTTGCCAATGCGGCGCCCGGTCAGCCGAACGACGATCGAGGGATCGCCGGCGGTCGGGCGCGGCGGGATCGTAAATGCCACGGTCGCGGAAAGACCGCCGGAAACGAGCGCGACCGTGTAGCCGGTCGCGGTCGAGAAATCCGTCGCGCCATCTGGCCGCCAGAGAACGGCGAGATCGAGAGGATCAATCAGGAAGACGGGGAAGTTGAAAACCGTCTGCCCAACGGCGGCGACAATGTCGCGCTGGCGCGTATCGCGAACGATGGGCGTGAGTGACGACATGAGGGGCCTCCGAAGTGGCCCCAGAATGCTTCGCGCGCGCGAGGATTAAGCGCGGATCAGCCGCGCCAGGACGTCGAAAAATCCGGCGCGCGGCGCGGCGCGATGTCGCCAGGCCCCCACCAGACGCCTTGCCCGGTATCGTTGCGCAGCTTCTTTTCCCGTCGGCGCCAGTTTCGATAAGCCTCGGGATCGGCCATGGCCTGCAACTGGTCCCACAGCAGCCGCTGCGTCACCGGCTTGAGCCACCACATGTTTTGCACCGGGACATATTTGCGGCCGAAGTCCGTTGCCGTCTTCGCGCGGTTTGGCTGTTCATCCGAGAAGGTGAAGGCCTTGCGCGGATCGACGAGGCCCAACACGTCGGCGCCGAAATTGATAGCCGGCCCCGGAATTTTGGCCAGCACCGTGGCGGGGCCGCGCGACATGTCCGCCGTCAAATAATCGCCCCACACGCCGCCGCCGCCACCGCGTATGAACGCCTCGAGCCAGAATTCCGGCGTGTTGACTGGCATAGGGTCCTGGCCTTTCACCAGGGCGCGCATCTGCGTCAGAATCGCGCCGCCTACCGTCAGCGTCGAAATCGCCGCCAGCATATAGGCCCAGCCGCGCCGGCCTGCGCCATTTTCGTGCATGATCGCGTTTTGCAGCGACAGCAGGATATTGGCCCCGAAAGACATGTACATGGCAGAGGAGCGGATCATCTCGCCGATGACCGTGCCCGAGGGAGTCCCCAGCTTGGCGGCCGCGCGAATGCGGTTCGTCCCTTCCGGCGTCGCCTCCTCCTGAAAGGCGTGGACGGCCTCGGAATAGCGCAGGCCGATCTCGCGCAAGCTGTCATCGCCGGAGGCGGCGGCGGCGTTGAACACGTCGATCGGCCGCAGCATGTAGCCGGCGGCGCCGTGGTTTAGGCCGCCGACGGCGCGTAACCGGTCCCACTCGGCTTCGCCAATGCCGAAGCCTTGCAGCCATTGCGCAAACCGCAGGCCATCGGTTCCGGACGCCCGGATTTCAGAAATCGTCTGCCCTGCCCTATCGGCCGCGTGGAACATGATGGCCTGCGCGGCCGCGCGCCGCTCGACGCGCGTGAACGGCGTCAGGCCGGTCCAAGTCAGAATGCGGTCCGGCAGATATTTCGAGGCCTCGGACACCGCGCCCGTCGTCATGCCCATCTTGCGGACGTCGCCGACCAGATGATCCATGGCGTCCTGGTAAATCACGCCGGCGCGCGTCACGTCGCGTTTCGATCCCTGGGAGAAGATTTGCCCGACGGCCTGGGCGATATAGTTCATCATCGGCACGCCCGCGAAGCGCCGGGCGTTGGCCTGCTGAAACGGATCCGTGAAAGCCGCCGTGATCGCCGTAGAGGCGAGCTGATCGGCCATCAGGAAATTGCGCAAGGCCTGGAAGCAATCGGCCACGGCCATATTGTCCACAACCGACCCGCCGCGCACCTGGTCATACAGCCGCTTGATCCCGCCGCTTCCAGAGTCGACGCGTCCAATGCGTGAATTCCCCGGCGAGCCACGATAAAGCGACGGCTGGCCAGCGAGCGCCCGCGCCGCCTCCTGGTCGACGAACTGCCGCATCCATTCGACCATCGCGGCCGGGTTCGGCCCCAGCACATCGAGCGCGGCGACATCCTTCGCCAGCCCGTCGATATGGTGCATCATCGCCGCATAGGCGCCGTTCGAGCCCATGGCGGCGTCATAGGCGCGCCAGGCGTCGCCATCCTTGAAGATCAAGAAGCGATGATCCTGCCGCTGATTGGCCAGCGCGCCCTTGCCAAAAACCTGCATGGTCGGCGCGCGCTCGAGGCCGCCGTCGGTCACCTTGCGCCAGTAGATCACGCGCAAGGCTTCATCAAGCCTTTCCGGCGAAAGCACCTGGTTCGTGAGCGGGTCGCGCATGTACTGGACGCCCAAGAGTGGCTTGATGAAATCAACCCACTTGTCTTCGCCCATCCGCGCCAAGATCCGGGCGTCCTCGCGCGGCTGCGGGAAATAGCCGCCGAAGGGCGATAGATCATCCATCGGCCGGATCGAGCCGCCCAGGGCGTTGAACCGATCGACAAGGCCGTCCGCCACGGCGCGCCAGGCGGTGAGATAATCCTTGGCCGCAGAATCGCCTGTCGATTTGGCGAAAGCCTCGTCGATCAGGTTTTCTTCCTGCATCGCGCCGCGCCGCTGGCCTGTCCAGAACTTCCGGCGGAATTCATAGAGCATTTGCTCCATGCGCCCGTGCGCCTCGCCGATCAGCGCCTCGGCGCGCGTGACCACGGATGGCCGCCCCAGCAAGACGTTGTTCTTGTTCTCGAGAACGCCCAACATGGCCCGCAGCACGTCGGGTCCGCCCTTGAAGGAATAGCTCTCGGCCGTGGCGCGAAGCCCGTCGATCACTTCGGCGTTGCGCTGGGCGATCCATTCCTTTTGTTCGGCGACGGCGGCGATATCGCCAGCCAGCCGCGCCTTCGCCTCCTTGAGCTGGTCCGGCGTCGGTGCGGGCAGCGGGCCGCCCATCGGGCGCGTCTCCGCCTGGATGGATCGCACATGCGCCTCATAGCGGGCGATCAGTTCGTCGGCCTCGTCAGCCGTCAGCGCGCCCTGGTCGCGCGCGGAAAGGATGCAGTCAGCAAAGGCCATGGATCAATCCTTGCACGCGGAAATGACGTCGCCCATCCAGCGCTCGCGTTCGGCGGCGCGGCCAAGATCAGCGCGGCTCAGGAAAGCGACGGTCCCGTCCGGGCGAGCGACCGGAACCTGATTGAGCATGTCGCCCGCATGACCTATGTTTTCGGTTGCCGGCCGGGGCGAAGAGATGACCGTCTCCCCTTCAGCCGGGAGCGGTGCATACTCTCCTGGCGGCCGGTTATTTTCGCTCAGTCCTGCGGCGACTGGCTCTGACGCCACTCGATCAGCTGCGCCATTCGCTCCGACTGGTTCGCCAGGTCCAGCAGCAGTTCCTTCTGGCTCGGGTCCCGCTCGGCTTTCTGGCGCAGGGATTTCGCTCGCGCGCGATGCTCGGCCGGCGTCAGCTTGAATTTCGGGGAGGTCGAAGCCGGGGAATGCGTCATGTGAAGCCTCATGCGCGTCGAAACGCTCGATGATAGACGAAAGGGCGCGCTCGTGATCGACGGCGGCGGCGTCCCAGGCCGCAAGCGGATCGGTATGCTCTCCATAATGCAACCTCAAAGCCGCGTCGTCCAGAATGGCTTGGTCGAGCTTTTCACCCTCAGGCGCGCGCACGGCTTGCCGAATTTGCTTGCGGTATGCGCCAATCTCCCGCTCGGCCTCAGCCTTTCTCGCTTGATTGAACGCGCGTTCCTCCGGCGTCTCGCCGGCCGCCCAGACCTTTTGCCCAACCGCCTCACGCTCCAGCAGGTCATAAAGATGGTTCGGCGTCAGCGTGCGTTCGCCGCGCGAAAAGTCGGCAGGATCGAACAGATAGCCGTTTTCCTTCGCCGCCTGGATTGCTTCGTCGATCGACAAGCCGCCGCTGCGAAACAAGCGGCCGAAGAAAGGAACAGCCGGATTTCCGTCGAAAATCTGATGCAGCTCCGGGGTTTCCGCCAGCCCTTTCCACGCCAGAAACTCGAGCAGCGACAGCGTGCGGGGCGGCGGCGCCCGTTTCGCGCCCACGCGCGCGGCCGCCGCCTCGGGAGCGGCGCCCGCCGCCAAATGGTTGGCGACGATCTGGCGGGCGTCCTCGACGTCGAACGGTTCGATCCGCTTCAACAGGCTCATCAATTCCGCCTGCATCGCCGGATCGTCGGCGGAGCCGGCGACGATGGCGCCATGAAGAGGATCGACCTCGCCGGACTTGACGAGCGCGAACGCCTCATCGCCCAGCGACGCCACCCGGCCCATGTCGCGCAATTCCGGATCGTCCGAGGCGAGCGCGCTTTCAACCGCGTTCGGCTCCGCCCTCAGCGCGTCGAGCGCCGCGCCCGGATTTTCCGCCTTGCCGACAATCTCGCGCGCCAGGGCGTCCGTCGTTCCCGGCGGAACCGGCCGGTCGACGAGCGGAGGAGGCGCATCCGGGTTTTCTGCATGGGTCAGTCCCTCAGCAAAAGCAGTTTGGGCCGTTCCCTCCGGAACGGTTTCAGGGGCCTTCAAGGTTTCGGCGTGCGCTTTGGCGGCCTCCGCCTCCTGCGCGATGGCCTGTTGCGTCGGCTCATCCACATGGACGCCGGCGGCCGCCGCCGCCTCAAAGTCGCCAGGCTTGGCGTTCCCCGCCAGAACGCGACGCAACGCAGGAAGGGCCTCGGACAAAACGACATGCGCGCCGCCGCCGATCAGCGCGCCGCCAAGGCCCGCCGACGCGATCTCTTCCAGCGCGTTGCTTTCGATGCCGGCTTGCGCCCGCAGCGCCTGCGTCGCCGGCTGCTGCAGAGCGGTCATTCCAGCCATGCCGAGGCCTTGGGTCAGCGCGGCCGAGCCAATGCGCGACCACGCGGCCTTCCCGGCGCCGCCGCCCGGCAGCGCCCATGAATACCAAAAGTTCGGATCGCCGCGCGATCCAAGCATAGAACCCAGCGTTTCGGCGGCGAACTGAGGCAGCCCCCCAAGCTGCGGATCGGCCGACGCCTTCGCCAAGCCTTCATTCGCCGCGGCGAACCGCTGCGCGATCCGCTCGGAAATCGGCGTATCGACGTCGATTCCCAGCATTTTGTCCGGTTGCTGCTGCTTCAGGTCGCGAAGCTGTTGCATGAAATCGGCTTCGCGTTGCGCAAAGAAGCCCGCCGCTGCATCCTCGGCGGACGTCGAGATATTGAAGCCGGCGGCCTCGCGGTCGCGCCGGAGTTGCGCGATCTGCTGTTGCTGCGGCCATCCGTTATCGAGCGGGCTTTCGAGATTGACGCCAGAAGCCTCTCTCACCTGCGAAATGATGTCGTCATAGATATTCGACCGCACGTCGCGCAGATTATGCGCGCCGGCGACCAGTTCAGCCTGGCTCCGCGCGGCGTCGAAGGCCTCGCCAACACCATGCGTCCCGGTCACAAAGGTTTTCGCACGCTCCAGAAAGGTGCGGTCGGCGTCAGGGTCGAACGGTTTCGGCTCGGCGAAGCTGGTGTCGGACCAATTGGCGAATGTATCCATGGATCACCGGAAAGCGTAAGGCGCGCGCGAGCGCAGCGTGGGCGCGATTTCGGACCATGGCAGCACGAAGGCGGAGCCATCCTTGGCCACAATCGGCTCGATCTTGCCGGAAACCTTATCGGCCACGCCAAAGCGATAACCGCCCGGCCCAAAGATCGGCGTGGCGCGCCGCAACTCGTCGGCCGTCATCACCCGGCCGCCTTTGGCCATGGGCGGATTGGCGAGGTTCTCGAGATCAAGATTTTTGATTTGCGCAAACACGTCGCCCATCTTGTCGGTCTTGACGTCGGCGGGAACCTGCACCTTGACCGTGTCGCGACCGAACAGGCCCGCCCTGCCGATTGGCACGTCGGCGACGCCGCCAAACGCCGCGCCAGTATGATCGACAGACATTCCACGCGCGCGCTTGATCCCCTCCTCGAGCACGTCTTTCGCCTTTGCGTCGCCCGCTTCGAGGTTCCTTCGGATCAGTTCTTGCTCGGACCAGGCGGACGCGGCCGCTTGCGTGCGCGCCCGCTCGGTTGCGTCCATACCGTTGAGCGCCGGCCCAATCACATTGCGCATGGCCTCCTCGACATCTTTGGCCGGCACGCCCGGAACTTTGGCGCCCGGCACGGCGCGCGCCTTGATCGCCTCCGCCACCTGGCGCGCGAAGCCGCGGTCGCCCGTCGACAGCGACACCATGCCCGCGTGCGCCAACTCCGGCGCGTCGCCGCCGATCTCCGCAAGCACCTGCGGCGCGCGGGCGCCGGAACCGCGAATGACGCCGTCGATCAGATCGAGCGCCTTATCTCCGCCCTGGCGCAGAACCGCTTGCATCGCAGGCTTTTCATCCGGCCGGATATACTGAGGCGGCCGCTGATAGGCCGTCCCAATCGCCTCGGCTTGCGTGACGCGGGCGCGCATCTGCGCGCTCACCGCGTCTGGCGCGGCGGAGAAATCGACCGTGGAGGCCTGCGGAACAATCCCCTCGCGTTCGGCGGCGAGCGCCGGGTCTTGGCCGATCAACGAGCGCTTGGCGGCGACAGCCGCTCGGGCGTCTTCGAGGATGCCGGCGGAAACCTTGTCGATGCCTCCACCGGCCGACCCCCCAGCCAAGCCGCCGAAATTCCGGATGGTGTTCAGCCGGCCGGTATAGTTCAGCCCACCCTTGGGATTGGACTGCGTATAGTCCATCGGCTGCTCGAAATGCATCTGAGCAACCGCAAGATCATCCGCCGTCTTGGCGGTATTGACCGCAGCTCCTTCTGGCCTTGAGCGCAGTTCGGCGAGCGCTGCGCTGGCCTGTTCCTGCCAACCCTTCCCACGCATATCGAGACGGCCGAGATTATGGCCGTAAAGCCCATAGCCTTTCCCGCCGTCGTGGGTGACGGTCGGATCGAAGCTGCTTTCGCTCGCCGCCGCGCCCGTCAACATCAGCGCTTCGTTCTTCGTCGCGCCCTTGGAGATCAAATAGGCATAATGGTCCGCCGCCGAAAAACCGCCTGGGCCTTTTGCGTCAGCTGACTTTCCGTAAATCGTATTGGTCAGACCAATGCCATTCGCCCCTTCGGCCGCGCCCGTCGCGCGCTTGGCGGATTGCTCGAGGCTCGACACCAGACTTTCCGCGTCATTCACTGACAGCGAGGCGATTTTCTGCCGCAGAATCAGCTTCGAGCGCGCCGCGTCGATCGCGGCGGCGCCGGCGGGTCCGAGCTTCTGGCCCTGCTGTTCGAGCGTCAGCCATTCAGCCGACGAGGGCGTCAGCCCCTTTCCGAAGCGATCAAGGAAATCGGACACCTTGCCATCGAGATCGCGCAAGGCCTGATCGGCTTGCGTCTTCTTGGATTTCGACATCGTCGCCAAGGAGGAATCGACCGTGTCGAAATCCTGCAGGCCAGGCAGTTTGCCGGCGGCGAAGTCCTTGCGCAGCTTCGCCCGATAGGCGTCAATTTCGTCGGCCGATCCGAGCGTCGCCGCCCGCGCGGTGATGACGTCGTTCTGCGCCTTGTTCTGTTCCGCCATGATCAGTTTGGCGGCGGCCGTTTGGGTGATGTTGCCGGCGTCGGCCGACGCCCGGAGACGCGCGACATTCTCATCGCGGATGCGGAACGATTCGCGCTCGGCGGCGGGATCATGCGGATCAATCGCCAGCAGCCGCGCCCGCGAGACATCGGCGGCGCCGAGATCGGTCACCAGCGACGCATTGGCGCGGTCTTTCTGGTCGCTTTCCCAATTGTTCAGCACCCGCGTCCGCAGGCTGTTGGCGATATCGCCCGCCTTGGCGTCGAACCAGCCGGACGCTTCCGGAAAGACGTGGTCTCGCCGATAGGTGTTGACCAGGCCGTCATAGGCCGTCTTGAAGGCGGCCGGATCGTTCTGGTTCTTCTGGTAGAGGTCGAGCGCGTCGCCCTGGAAATTCGAGGCGAGTTTCGACAGATAGACTTCGCTCGCCGCCTTGTCGAAGGCGCGGCCCTTGATGGTCATGTCATCGGACGGCCGCCAGTTCGGATCGGCGCCGGCGATCTTGCCCGCCTTGGTCCCTTCGGCCTCCGCCAGCGTGTCGCCCAGCCTGCCGACCTGGGCGGACAGGGTGTTGGCCACGCCAGCCAGCGCGTCGGCCGAGGGCGCGCCGCCGCGCGGAACATCAGGCAGGCCGGAAGCCTGCGGCGGCTGAGGGTTGAAATCTGAAATTTGCAGGCCTTGCCCGCGGACGTTGGCCACGGCTCATTTCCTCCCGAGAATTCCGGCGCCGGCCGTCAGAAGCGAACCGACGCCCTTGATCCACCCCGCGCTCGACGCTTCGGACGCCTGCTGCCGATAGGAGGCGGCGCGCGCGGACAACCGCGCCTGTTTCGCGGCCGTTTCGTCCTGCACTTGCGTGAGAGCGTTTTGCGTATCGTCCTCCGCCGCCTGGCGGGCGATGGCCGGCGTTCCGAACGACGTGTCGACGCCGGACGCCGCATAGGCGACGTCTCTTTCGCCAAGAGACTGGATCAGCGCCTTGCGCAGGCTCGTCTGCTGATTGATCGAGTCGACGCCGACCGCGCGCCGATCCTGTTCCGCATCAAGCGCGGACTGGCGCAAGGCCTCCGCCTGCGCATCGCCGGAGCGCACGGCGGCCATGGCGCCGACCAATCCCGCGCCGCCCTGCAAGATGCTGGCGAAGGTCGAGGCGCCGCCGATCGCCGACCCGACCGAGGAGACGGCCGAGGTCGCGGCCGTCGCGGCGCCGCCAAGACCGGAGGCGAGCGAAGACAAGGCTGCTGCGGCGAATTCCATCTCACACCTTCGCTTGTAAAGTGACGTTGCGAACCTGCAGCGCACCGGGCCGGAGTTGCGTGATCACGGCGATCCCGTCCTGCGAGAACCCGGCGATGCCTGTAATGATCTTCTCGCCCGTGTAGGGTGGCGTCGGCGCGTCCATCGGATCGGAGACCCGCGCCAACGGCACATCCCGCGCGGGCTGGCCATTGGCGCCAACCGCGAGCGACGTCGTTCCGATGACGTCGAGTTGCACGGTATGCACGCGGCACGGCCGCTTGAGCACCGTGCGCTGGCCGACGTCGCGCGGCAAAGGCAAGGTGGCGGCGTAGGGCGCGGTCCAGCGGCCCACAGTGACCACGCTTCCCGCATTCGCCAACGTGATCGAGCCGCCCGCGACCGTGAAAGGCCCTTCGACATAGCCGTCGACGATGGCCCAGCACGTAGCCCCATCGTGCATCCACAGCCCGCCGATCGCCGTCGTCGGCGTCCCGAAATATTGCGTCACGGCCCCGTCGAGCAACAGCCCGTCCTCGAGGCGCTCGAAACAGAGCTTGGCGACGCCGCCAATCTGGCGCTGAACGAGCATGTGCGGCACATTCGCGCCGTCGACGACAATGGCGCGCACCTTGCCGTCCGTCTCCCAGCGCACGAACGGATAGACATCCTGGTTGCGGATCAGCAGCGCCACCACCATCACGCCGTCATCACGCGGCAGGAAATACCGCTGTGAATCGGTCGCGGAGGTCGAAACCTGCAAGGCGGCGTCGCGAATGCCGAAAATCAGATGCGACGACAGCAAGGATTGCGGCGACGCCTCATAGGCGGACGCGACTTCGTTATAGGTCGCGGCATAGACGACCGACTCTTCGCGCGAGACAAACAGCAGAGAGCTTTCCTCAAACACCGGCGGCACGCGCTTGGACGCGCCATAAGTCGAGGATCGGACAACATTCGGCGGTTGCGTTTTCTGCAAAGCGCGATCCGCCACGAAATATTCCGCGTCCGACGTGAAGAAGCACAGATGGCGCGCCTGCACGATATGCTCGATTTCCTCGGAGCCGTCCGCGTCGATATTGATCAGCATGGCGCCGGAAGCGCTGGTGAGCTCGACGTTCTGATCGAAATATTCCGAGGTGCGCGAAGCCAGCCACGCCGACCCTTTTGAGGCGAAACCGCCTTGAACGAGCCGGTCCTGGTAGAAGGCGGCGCAGGCCGCATAACCGCGCGAAGGCGAAAACAGGGATTCTCCGCCCGGCTTTCCGATCGTCGTCCTAGACGTTTGCAGGGCGGCGTCGCCGGTCGTGACGACACGACCGGACACCGTGAAGGACTGGCCGGAGTTCAAGGCGCCGGAAAAAACCACCTGCAATTGCGAGGTGCATGTGGTTTTCGCCACGACAGAGACGGAGACGCCCGTCTCGACGTTGGAGAGCGCAACCAGAGCATCCTGCAGCGCCAACGCGGTCGCCGTCCAATCGAAGACGCTCCCGGCATAGGGAACGGTCACGGTCGCCGTCTCAATGCCGTCGACGGACACGACAAAGCCGAAATTAGGCGCGGACGCTCCGCCAAACCCGCCGCTCTGCGGCCAATAGAAATAGATGCGCCAGACTTCATCCGTCTTGGCGTAGGCGCCGCCATAATCGACATCTGGCACATGCACGAAGGGAGCGGCGTCGAGCGTCCAACTCGTGTCGCTGCCGCGCCGTATCAGGCGTTTCGGTTCATACGCCTGGTGGAACAGCATCATGGTTTCCGCGCGCTGCACCACTTTGACAAAGGGAACGTCGGCTTCGGCATAGGGCGCGCCGACGGTCGCCAGTTGCACGCCATTGCGCCAAATCGCCAACTGGCCCGCCGTGAGGATCACGACATAGGCGAACGCGCGGGAAACCGTGAACCGGAACAGACGGGCGTTGGCCGCATTGCCGATCACGCCGAGATGACGCGAGCGCGGCAGCAGATCGAACCCGCCCTGCGGCACAGGCGCGATATTTCGCGCGGCCGAGAGCCCGGAATAGAACTGTTTGAGGCCGGTGTTGCCCCACAACTCCGGCGCCAGTTCTCCCGCGTTGAATGAGGCCTGATAGGTTCCGGGTTTGGCGACCATCAGAAATTCCCATACCAGGGCGCGCCCTCATAACGCGCGGAGGTGAGAGGATCGCTGGCGAGCGCCGGCGCGTCGCCGCCCGAAGTGGCGCTGTCGATCGCGATGGCGCGGCCCATGATGCCGCCGCGCCCCTGCTCGGACGGCGCGCCGATCGCCTGCGTCTCGAGCTGCGACGCGAGATTGGCGTCCTGCGCAACGGGAATAGCGAGCGCCGCGGACAACCAGGTCTGGAAGGCGAGCCGGAAGACAGGCGGCCAAAGATCGGGCGAAATCCGAAAGACGAAAGCGCCCCAAACGGCGATGGCGTTGGTGTAAAGCGTGCGGCCTTCGACCAGGAATTCGCGCAAGGGATAATCTGGATTGCGCGGGTCGCTGAGAACCTTGATCGGATTTGAGATCGCGCCGGCCGGAAAGCCGTAGCCATAGAGATAGCCGTTCTCGGGAACCTCATCGAGACGATCGAGCGCCTTGGTCCGGCGCGGCCATTTCCAATGGTAGAGGGTCAGCGACGCCTCAAGCAGATCGTCATAAACGGCGACGCACTGGCGCGCGAGGTCGGTATCTTCGTCGAGCGACACGATTTGGCCGCCGCCCAGGCGCGATAGGGCGCGATTGCAAATGGTGACATCGTCGATCGTCTGAGCCATGGCGCACCTGCGGAAGGAGAAGCCGCGCGGAGACGAACCCCGCGCGGCCGAGGCCGGTTAGCCGGCGGCGGTGGCCTGCAGGCCCACCGTCACGTTGCCCGAGGCCGGAACGGTCAGGACAACATACTGTTTGTTGACGGGCGTTCCGCTCAGCACCATGCTGGCGATGATGACGTCGCCGGGGGTCAGCACCGAGCGAGCGCCGTTGAAATAGCCCGCCGTTTCCACCGTGGCGGCGGCGTCGTCGGTGGCGTAGCGCCAGACCGACGACGTGTTGGTCTTGGCGCCGCCGGCCGTCGAACCGACGAGCGTCTGATGCAGCCTCTGAAGAGCTTGCGGATAAAGCGACATGGGTAGCTCCTGTTACGGGGTCGGACGCGCAAGGGCGACGTTGGTGGCGAAGCGCAGGCGCTTGATGCCCTCGGGCAGGATGTTCGCGGCGGCGCAGCCCATATCCATCGCGACGAAATAGCCCTTTTCCAGCGGGAGCCAGTCCACGCGACAGGACATTTGCTTGTTCCACTCGAAGCCGAAGGCCTGCTTCACCCAAATGTAGCCGTCGATCATGTTGGCCGCTGGAACATTGAAGAAGCCGGTCGGCATCGGAATGAAGGTGATGCCGCGCCACTTGCGCGCGCCGACTTGTTTCAGCAGCGGATATTCCGCCCCGACGTAATCGCTGGACGAGATCTCGCGATAAAGTTCGAGCTGCTGCATGAGTTGCGTGGGAAGCGCGCAAAAATATTCATAGCTGCCCGCGCCGACGTCGAAGATCTGGCCTTGCGCCGTCATGATGTCGGTCGGCGCAATGGCGGCCGCGCCGGTGCCGACCGTGGTGATATTCACCGTATCGGCGTCCATCGTCGTCAGCACGATCGAATCGAACTTGCGGCCCATCGCCATGGCGGCCGATTGCTGCGCGATCTGCTGTTCATTCTCCGACATCTTGTTGAGGTCGGCCTTCTTGATGAACTCGTTCGCTTCGTAATCGGTGAACGTCGTCGAAACGGTGTCGCGGCCGGCGTTCATCACCGGCGATTTGGACATGCCGCCCTGAAGCTGGGAGGCCTGACCCGTGCCGGCGCGGCGCCACGTGACGGTCGAACCGTCCGTGTCGGTCGCCTCTTCAACGGCGGATTTGAGCAGGAAGCCTTGAGACTGGAGGCGGTGAATCGCCCCCTTTTTGAATTTCGGTTCGAACCAGGCAGGCGTCTGAGCGGCCATGGTATTCTCCGGAAGTGAGAGTGTGTCACCGCCGGGTCGAGTGCCGGGACTCTTCGGTCCCCCCGGCAATCGGCAGTCCGATTGTCGGCGGGAGGGCGAAGAAGCGGGCCGGGTCTATCCCATCGGTCCGCTTCAAGATCAGGCCGCGCCGCCATGATTAAGCGCGGCCCGAAGGTTTTATTCAGCGATAGAACGCTTTGAACATCGCGTCCGTCTGCTTCGCGAATTCGGCGTCATATTGCGGACCGCCGACCGTGTTGCGCGGATCGGACATGCGCGCGTCGAGCTGGCTTTCGGTCACATTGCCCACCGGCGCCCCGCCCAACGCCGGCCGCTCCTCCCCGAGACGATCAGCGAAGAACGACACCAGCTGATTGGCGGACGCCCGATCGAGCTGCGAGTGCAACCAGGTCGCGACGTTCTCAGGCATGCCCTGCGCCTTCCAGGCGTCGACCAGGGCGATATTCTCGCGCGCGATTTTGTCGGCCGCCGCCGCCCGCTCTTTCGGATCGGCGATGTCCGGCGCCAACGCCAGCCGCTCTTTCTCCGCATTGAAGGGTTCGGTCACCAGCTCGCCGGCGATCATTTCCGACATGATGCCGTCAATGAAGCCGTTGAACTGTTTCGCCGGGATCTTGTGCTGGAGCGCCAACCCTTTCACCTTCTCGAAGAACGGATCTTTCGAGAGGCTTTCCGCGAACGGCTTAACCGTTTCGGACGGCTCGAACACATAGCCAGCGGCGTCCTTCGGAACCTCGCCAAACTGCGCGATGGCGTCGCGAGCGCCCTTGTAGGCGCCATAGAGCTTTTCGACTGTCTCCTTGTCAGAGCCGCCATACAAATGATCGGGCAGGCCTTCCGGGCGGAACGCAGAGAGGGGCGCTCCTCCGGAGGCCTGCCCGCCGGTGGCGCCATCCCCCTCGCCGCCGGTGTTTTGCGCTGCGCCGTCCGCGCCCGGCGCGGCGCCGGAAGCGGCCGCAGCACCGCCGCCCGCGCCGGAACCGCCCTCGGCCTCGCGCAAAATCAAATCGGAAAATCTGAATTTCAGCATCACATGCCCTCTCTCGCTGGCGGCGTTTCGTCCCGGCCCGTCGCGATCAACTGCACGAGCTGCCAGAACAGATTGTTTTGCCCCTCGCGGTGCGCCGCATAGGCCACGGCCTCCGGTCCGAGACCGGGCAGGAACACGGGGCGGCGCACGCTAATGTCGGCGAGGAATTCGAGGATCGCCGCGCCCTCCTGCGTATCGGCCCAGGCGGCGGCCAACTTCGCGACCCGCTCGCGCTCGAGCGCCAGCTCGTTGGAGACCGCCGGCGTTCCCTCGAGCCGGCCAAGGATGGCGTCGAGATCGACGCCTTCCGTTTGATCGAGGAACCCCTTGAGCGGCATGGCCTGCCGGGCGCCATAGCGCGGGGGAATCGCGGGGCCGGTCATTGCTCGCTCCTCTTTACGCAGCGGCTTGCTGCTGATCGTCCTGCGGCGAAAGCGCCTGACGGAAATCGTTCGGCTTGTTGAGCGCGGCCTGCACGACAGCGGCGGCCTGCTGTTGCGTGGAGGCTTTCTTGTCGAAGTCCACCAGCTCCTGCGCGGTGCGCACGTACTCGCTGTTCACGCCCAGATCCTTGACCATCTCGGGAATGATCTCATCAAGCTTGAACCGGCGCGCGACGCCTTGCGGCCCCTCGAGGGCGGCGACCATCTGCATGGCCTCAACCGTCGTCTTGTGGGTGTCGGCCTTGAGCGCCTGGGCCAGCGGCGACATGACGTCGATCGCGACGAGGAGCTGATCAATCTTGAGATCGACCGTCAGCAGGCCCTTTTTGTAAAGAACCTCAATCGCGCGGCGCACGACCACGGGAATGACTTCGTGGATCATGCGGCCGAAAGCGCCGACATAGTTCTGTTTCACGCGCGCCATGCGCGCCATGACTTCCGTCGCCGATCGCGGCGTCGCGCCGCCATCCGGCAAATGCTCATCATGCAAGGCCGCCTGAACTTGCGTGCGCAGCTCCTGCAAGACGATGTTCGCGACATCGAGCCGACCGGCGGCCGTATCGAGCCGCGTCACGTCTGGCCCCATCACGCCGCCGGTGGCCTGCATCGGCCACCAGGCGCCGGGCATGATGCGCGCCTGGTCGGGATTGAACGTCCCGCCCGGACGATAGCCCCAAATGCCGAGCATCTGGATCGCCGCCGCCTTCAAGGTCAGTTCCATGACCTTGTTGAGCGTCTTGATCGACGGCAGCGCCAGCAGCGCCGGGCCACGCCCCATGGTCTCGCCGGGCACGCGGAAATAGCGCGCCGCCACAAACGGCTGCGTCCGGTAATCCTGCGTCGTGACGGGCGTTTCGCACTTGTCGATGGTGACGAGCAGCCGCCAGCCCTTGCCGGTCCGCACGAAATCCTGCGAAAGGTCGATCTCTTCGTCGCCCTTTTCCTTGAGCGCATCCTCGAATTCCTGAGGAAAGACGCCCTTGGGGAACGCCGCTTTGACCGCGCGCCGCGTCATTTTGGTGCGCCAGAACAGCGCGGCGACGTCGCCATACGGCCCCGGCTCCAGCGCGACTTCGTCGATCGGCAGGCAGACGAAGCGGATGGGGTTTTCGCGATCCCCCTCCAGAATGAGCATGACGCCCGTTCCGAGATAGAGATCGAGGCACAGCTCCGAGACGGCGTTGTCCCATTCGCCCGACAGGAAGAACGGCTGGATTTGCGCCGACACCTGGTCGAGCTGGCGCTCAAACCATGCGGCGTCGCGCGCGTCCCCGCCGGCCTGGTCAGCGTCGAGCGGCGGACCGCCATTGTCACCAATGCCGCGCGCCTGCGCTTTGGCGACAAGCTTGGTGACCGGCCCCGGCTTCAGGCGGAAGAAGACCTGTCCCGGTGGAAACAGGTCCTGTTGCATCTGACCGGCGCCGCGAAAGGTCGAGACGACGCCGGTGTTATCGAACAGATGATCGGTCCGGTTCGACCCCTTGTCAGAGCCGGACGGCCCATTGACCGGGCGTCGATAGGGCGTCGTGAACCGATAGGCGTCCTGGTAGATCTCATTCCAGACGCCGCGCGCTGTCCACGCAGCCTCGGCGCGGCGGCGATGCTCGCAGAGGTCGGCCGAGGCGCGCGCCATCAGGCGGTGCCCAGCGTGGAGCCGACGCCGCCGCTTTCATTCGACAGCAGCAGGCGGCGCCCGCGCGGCGTCTTGCCCACCTGCCCCAAATCGCCGGCGGTTTTCGCGGATTGGTCTTGCGCCGCCTGTTCCTGACGCGCGGTGGCGATCGAAGACAATTCACGCTCGCGCGCGGCTTCGGCCGCCGCCTGCGCCGACGCGCCGCCGCCGCCAAACAGGGATTGCACGAATTGACCCATTCACCGCTCCCAAAGCTCGAAGCCGCCCGCCTCGCCGGTTTTCGCAAAGCCGGCGATCCGCGCCAGGCGCGCGCCCGGCGCATGGCCGATTCGCACCAGGCCGACGAACCCAACGACGCCACATTGCAGCCGCCGCGCGAGGATTAAGCGGGCGCGGCGCGCCAAAAGCGGCATATGCGGCCCCACTTCACAGGCAGGCCTGCCGAGCAGGAAAACCTCCTCGCGGCCATCGGCGAGCGGCCAGAAGCCCATGACGGCGATCAGATCGCCGCCGATGAGGAAGCCATAGGTTTTCGCGCGCGCCATCTGCAGCGTCGCGACCGCCGCAAGGCGCGGCTTGTCGGCGCCGCGGAACAGGCTGCGCCCCTCGAGCAGCGGCGCGGGCGCGACGACCTCAAGTGTTCCAGACATTGAAATCCCCCGGCTTGTGGCCTTGGCGATTGGTGCGGAAGGGGATGACGGAGCCGGGGCGGCCCGCCTTGGCCGCCTCGTTGATCACGCCGGCGCGGCCGAACCGGCCGAGGATGTCGTATTGCAAGGCGTCGTGGACGTTGTGATAGTCGTTATCGACGACCTGGTCGCCGTAGGCCTTGGGCGCGCCTTCCTTGAATTTCGGGAACTTGTATTCCGCCTCAAAGCCCTCGATCAGCATCTCGCAACAAGGGTCGATGATCAGGCCTGGCGTCGTCACGTCGATGTCGATCCGCAGCCGCAGGCGCACAGCTTCCCAGCGCGCGGACGGTTCATTGGTCGGCGCCGGGTAAATCGGATGGCCCAGGCCTGCGGAGATCGCCTCCGCCCACGCCAGTTCGCCGACGAGCTTATCCGCGCCATAGAAGCCGGCGGGGTCAGCCGTGAAATTCCCCGGAGGCAGACCGCGAAACGGCCCCGTCAACAGCGGGATCAGCGCCTCGAGAAAGCGCTGATAGCCGACGCCATGCCCGAGCCACAGCTCACGCAGCACGCGCACCTGCCCGAGGCTCGAGGTTTGGGAAAAGATCGCGGCCGGGCTCAAGCCCTGGTCGAAGCCGATATCGAGGGGAACGCCGGGGAGAATCGCCAGCCGCCCGCCCGAGATGTGTTTCGAGCGGTTGAACTCGCGCGCATAGACCGGCTTGCCGTCGCGGGCGTAGCCCGGCAGGCCATCAACAAACCGGCGCTTGTCGTCTTCCGTCATCACCGCGGCCGCGCGCTGGTAATCGTCGAAGCTCTTGCCGCGCCGATTCTCCGCATTCGGCGACAGGCCGGACGGCTGGTGGAAGAAGTTCAGGGTTTTTTCCTGCCCTTCGATCTTTTTCGCGGTCGCCTGCAAGGCGGCCTCGAGCGGATCATCGGCCTCGTCTTGCTGGAACGACCCGCGCGCGCACGCCTTCCAGAGCGGATGTTTCGGCGGCGGCGGGTTGAAATCCACCGCGACCATGCGTGGCAGCTTGACGCCTTCCGGCAACTCCTGACGGGACGGATAGCGGCCGGTCCGATCGTACAGGAACGTGATCACGCGCGGCGCGAGGAGATCGCCCTCGTTGCACCAGCCGGCCGACGTCTCATAGCCCTTCAACAGCTCTTCGATCGCCACGTCGCCCACGGCGAAGAAATCAACCGTGATGTCGACAGGGACCTCGCGCCGCACGCCGTCGACCTCGCGAACGGTCGAGAGCCGCAGCTCATGCCGCGCGGGGCGATCCTGACCGCCGAAGAATTGCGAACCGGGATAATCCGGCGGGAACCATTGGAACCAGGACCGGAGCGTGGTGCGGTACAGCGCGCGGTAATTGTCGCGGAGCACCGTGACGCGCACCTTGACCAGGCCAAATGGATGCTTCTCCGAGGGCTTCGTTGCCGGCATGTACGCGACGCAAAACCGGATCAGCTTGAACACCGTGCCGACCGTCTTGCCGGAACCCGACGGCCCCGTGATGGCGTCGATCGGGCCGCACGACCGGATATAGGCGGCGCAGACTGGCCCGGCGGGTTCATAGTGCGTCAGCGAGAACAGCGGATTGTTCGGGATGTCCTGCACCTTGCAGCCGCACAGCGAGGCGACTTCGGCGCGCGAGAGAGGCTTTTCCGCGCTCATTCCCCTGGCCCCGCGCCCTTGAACCCCGCGACCCGGCCCCCCGGCCCTTCCGGCGTCCGCCAATCGAATTCCGCCCCTGAGCGCCGGGCAAGCCCAAGGGGGCCTTGGGTGTGAGACTGCACCCCCCTGGGGGGGAGGCCGCTCGCCGGTTTTAAGGCCGCGCCGCCCGCCAGGCCGCCGCCGAGGCTCGAGGGGGGGTGGCCTCCGCCGAGGGCGCCCCTCTCGACGCCAACCCGATGATTTTCAATCATCGGTTTCCGCCTGCGATTTCCTTTCCAAATCAGCGCGCTAACCCGCATCGTGCGACCCTCATTCATGCGACCTGCCATCGCGCGCAGGCCCAAGCGTCTGATTTTCCTCAACATCGTAGATCGACATGGCCGACCCGCCGCGACCGTCGCCGCCGCGCGGCCCGTCGCCGATGATGATGAGCGGACGCGCCGCGCCGTCGCCGGAGTGCTGCACCGCGATCGGCATTTTCTGGTGGAAGTAGGGCATGAGCTCGCCGGCCGCCGCGCGCTGAACCTTCAGCGCCTCAAGCGCCTCGCCGAACTCGACGTCCGCGCCGCTCTTGCGCCCAGCCAGCCGCGCCGCCAGGTCGCGCGGATCGGCCGAGATGATCGAGGCCAGGAACTCCGCCGGATCGCGATAGCCGCGCGACTGGAGGAAGGCTTGCAGCTTGAGCGTGGTCCGGTTCGGCGATCCAGCCGGCCGACCGCGCCCGCGCCGAGGCGGCGCGACCGACGAGCCGTCGAATTGCTCGACCTCCTGATCCAGCGCGGCGAACAAATCGCCAGATTTCGAAACGTCGCCGGTGAGCGCCATCTCAGGCCCCAAATCTGCGGCCAAATCGGCGAGCGCCGTCGCCTTGCCGTCAGCCATGGCGATTAAATCCCCTATTTTCAATTGATTGCGCGCGAAGCACGGCGCGAGCGGCGAAGATCGAAGGCGCGCCGGTTATGCCGAAATGGCCATTCTGCCCGGTCATAACCGCCGACATAACCGAAACCGTTGGCAATTTCATAAGGTTATACCTCTGGTTATGCGGTTATGTGGTTATGTGGTTCGCGCATATGCGCGCGCGTCTGCGCCTGCGCGCACGCGCACACACGCGCGCATAGTGCGCGCGCGCGAGAGTGACATAACCGCATAACCATGCGCCCTACCCCTTTGAGTTGGTGAGAAGTTCCCGGTTACGAGCGCGGTAATGAGCGGTTATGTCCATAACCGGCAGGCCTACGCCCGCGCCTCTGGCCATGTTGCGCACGATTTCGCCCGCATTAACTGCGCGCGTCGCAACCCTGCGATCACGCCGCAGCTCTGGCCGCGCGCTCGCGCGCGTCCGAAGCCATCGTGAAGGCCTCGCACGCAGGGCGCGCGCGGCCTAATGTTCCCCCCACGGGGGGGCCGGGGCGAGAGAAACCCTCCGGCCTAAAAAGGGTCGGGGCGAGCCGATCTAGGCCACCTGGTCACAGCCCGCGAGAGAACCAGCCCACGCGGCCGCAGGGACCAGGCAGGCGTAAAAGGGGCGAAGGGCGAGGAGATCCGAGGAGATCGTACGCTTGATACTCTAAAACAGAGCTCAGCCTCGGCATGTGGCGGCCCAGAATCGAAGGAACGACCTCGCGTGACAAGCAGTTATCGGAAAACGGCTATGAAAACGGAGCGTTATCCGGGCGCTGCATCAGTGTGTCGTCATGAGGCACGCGTTGGCGTGGTACCCAGTTGGGCGATTGCAGTCGGCCGGTCTTTTTCAGCTCATATGCGATTTCGTGAAGTTCGGGACGCCGAATGACTGCCTGTTGCAAAATTTGCGGCCACAGCCGGTCGAATCGGATTTTCTGCGGCGCAACGGGTACGAGCGAGAGCAGAAGGTCCCGAGCCTTATTTTGCTGTTCTTCGAGAAACGGTTGGGCTTCGTGATCTGGTGCCATTTCGTGAGCGGCACCGAAGAGCTCGCCTTGGCCGGACGTTTTTGCTGTCTTGGCGAGCTTGGTCTGTTCGCGCGTTTTGGCTTGTTCTCTAAGCACCTTGACCTGACAGTCGCGAAAAACCTCGAGGCCCATCTTGTGCCGAGTGCCATAGACCAAGCTGTAAAGGATACGGTCCGTGTCGGGGCGGCGGATCGGCGTTTCGCAAATGAACTGATATTTACCGACGTCCTTCAGATTTTCGGAAAAGGCGTCGACCAGGATTTGGAAGCGGTCGTGGGGTTTTCTGGCGGTTAGCAGTTTGCCGCGCCAGTCACCGTTCGGCATAAGTTCGTTCAGACTCGCGGCAATCGCCGGATCTTCATGTTCGGCGAAGCGATTGATGAAATCGAACATGAAATTGAACAGCACTTCAGAATCATCAAGTCTTAACAATGGCTTGAGTTGGAGAAGCGGAATCTTCCAGCCCTTCGGGTCGATGAGAAAGAACGTGAAGGCTCTGGCGGGAATGTCGTTCAAAATGGCGGGCAGACGCTCGACGAAATCGCCTTGATAGGTTTTGACGTTAACGTCGGGAAAATGCGAGGCGATCGTGGCGAGGCGCTTGTAGGCTTCGCGGTCTTTTTCGACCAGCAGCGCCGTCATGGTGACCGTGCGGCTCTGTGTCGCCCAGGTCGCCTTTGCTTCGGTCAGTAGGTGCAGTGCGATGCCGAAGGATGTATCTTGACAATCTTCGGTCTGCGTTTGCCAAGGGCCGGCGAACCCGTCGACGTAGACGATGTGGTTCCAGCGACTGGCGGTCTTGTGAATCAGCGCCCGCAAATATTCTCGAAGCAAAAAGTGCTTTGCGTAGGCCTGTTCGCGGCCTAAATAATTTTTAAAATCAAGCATTTCATTCCGCTGCAATCAATTGAAGTCGTCGCTGGTCCGGAAGCTGGCTCCATTCGCGCCCATCGAGGCTACGCCCGCCGGTTTTCGGGCGCAAGCCGCCCCATTGCTTGAAAAAAAACGCGACGTTGGCCTCAATGCATTGGTCTCGGATGTCGCGCACCCAATCGGGGTCCATAAACCTTGCACCAGGACCGCTTTCGCCGCCGACAATGACCCAGTTGATTCCTTCGAGATTGAGCCGGCCGACTGGCCCCAGCAGTGGCTCGATCGACAGAAAGCGCGTGCCTGCCGGCGTCGCGCGCAGATGCGCGATACGGGCGGCGCCGCGCGCATCTTCGACGGAAACGCCACACCATATGTGGCTTGGGGCAAGGCTTTGGCCGTAGCGACGCGCGAGATAGTCGCGCATCAGGGAGCTTCGTTTGGTCAGCACCTGGAAGGTATGCCACCGCGCCGCTTCCATCGTGTCAAATACGCGGTCTATGTAATCGTCGGACACGTCCTTATGAAAAAGGTCGCTCATCGAATTCACGAAAATCATCCGCGAGCGCTTCCATTTGAGCGGTTGCGTCAAACGCTCAGGCCTCAACGTGAGGTCGAAGCCAGTCTGGAACGGATGGCCCGGGACACCGCGAAATCGTTCGGAAAAGCGTTCTGCATAGCAATTATCGCAACCCCGGCTGACCTTTTCGCAGCCGGTCACAGGATTCCATGTTGCGTCTGTCCACTCGATTGCGCTGCCGTCAGCCATTGCAAATACCAATTTTTTATAATTCTAGCACACTCAGAACGTAACAAGAACATATTTTTTTAAGGTTAAAATTCAGTGAAGCGGCCTGCTTTCGACCGGAAGTCGTTTTCCGAAACGGGTTCACCGCATCGCCTATGCAAACCTTGAAAGCATAATGAAATATCCGAGGAGATAATCGCTTGGCTCCTTCGAGCCGTTCTCAGGCGCGCCGCGGAACAAGCGTCAGATTTTCACCATTGGAGGGCCGGCGGAGGATTACGCCGACGCATAGCGCGCCCGCAGCTCGTCACCCTTAAGCACCCCGGCCTTTGCCGTGCCGGGATGGCGCACGATCCAGTCGCCCACGTAGGCGCGCGGCTCGCCGTCGCCGTACAGGAACATGAAGGGCGGATCGTCATCGGCGCCGCAGCCGGGAACCCAGGCGCACGCCACGCCGCCGGCCGCGATCTCGCGCCAGCTTTCGAAGGAGCCCGTGAATTCCTGCGCCTCTATGACGTTCCCGCGCTCGCGATTGCGGAAATAGGGCATGGTCACTCCCCCAGAGACGCGAGATAGAGATCGAGGATTTCCTCCTCTTCTCGCCGCTGGTTTGGATCGAGCCGTCGGATCGTGACGATCTTCCGCATGATCTTGACGTCATAGCCGTTGCCCTTGGCTTCCGCGTAGACGTCGCGGATATCGTCCGCGATGGCCTTCTTTTCCTCCTCGAGGCGTTCGATGCGCTCGATGAAGGCCTTGAGGTGTCCGCCATCGACGCCGGCGCCGCCCTCCTCGGGATCGGGCTCGACCTGGCGCACGACGTCCGCCACCTCATGCACCATCGACTCCCGCCACCAGGCCGCCTTGGCGATCGAGGAGCGCAGGAGATCAACCGCATTGCGCTTTGTAAGCTTCACGTCCTTCGCCAATTGCTTGGCGTTGGCGCCGGGCAGCGCTTCGATGAGCGCGGCGAGCGCGACATAGCGCGCTCTGTAAATCAGGCCCTCGGCGATCGGCGTGTTGAGCGTTGAGCTATCCAGTCCGACCAGGCGTGAGGCGGCCGCGACAGCGGCCACGATCTGCGAAGGTGAGTAAGCCATCACTGTCCTTCTTTCGAAATGTGCGCGTCAAAAGCCGCAAGATCGACGAATAAACACCGCGACGTCAGCCGGTTGATCTTGACGTTCTGCCCGTTGCCGCGATCCCTGATCACGACATCCGCCGGCGCTTGCTTCAGCGCCGAACCCCACACGCCAGACGCCCACTTGGAGCCCTGGAAAATCTTCTGAAGACCCACGGAGGAAAGCGGGACGCACAGCAGCCGCCGCGCGACGCCCATGGAGTTGACGCAGGGCTTGCCGTCCTCGAGCTCTTCGCGGCCGCGCATTCCGACCAGGCCGAGCCGATCGTTCACCGCCTCGAATGAGAGCACGCCGCTTTCCCACTCCTCGACCACGCGCCCGACTGTCGGCTTTTCGCCGGACTTCCAAGCCTCAATCGTGGAGCCCAGCAGATGCGCGAGGCATTGCCGCCAGTTGTCGTCGTCGCCCTGGCGATCGTTCGACGTCATGTGGCCGATCATCTTGCCGACGAACGCGCGATCCTCGACGTCGAACCCGGCCGCCACCATGCCGTCATCGCCAATCAGCAGATTGGCCAGCGCGAGCAGCGTCCCGTAAGTGTCCTGGGCGCGGCTATCGAGGCCGCCGCCGAACAGCGTCGCCTTCCAGCGCTCGAGGCAGGCCGGAAACTTCGGCCAGCTATCCATCAGCGAACGCAGGATCATTCGGCCGGTCACATCGGCGTCGACCGTGGGCGTCCGGCCGATCCGCGTCTTGTCGATCTTGCCCAGGTTCAAAATCGCCAGGCGCGAACGGTCCTGCGGCTCCATCGGCGGCGGATTGATCGCGGAAAACAGGAACGCGTTGCGCAGCGTGAATTGCACGCCCTCATGATCGGCGCCGCCGCGCGAGATCGTGCCGCCGGAACTGGCGACGCGCGCCAGGTCGATAATCTCGGAGGCCTTGCGCGAGACGGCCGAGGCCTCGAGCTCGTCGATCGCCACCGGCAGGCAGTCCTGCCGCACAATCTGATAAATGCCGGCGCGCGTCGTATCCTCGGCCGAGATCACGGACGGCCCCAAAACCGTGCGGATCACGGTTTGCAGCGTCGTCTTGCCGACGCCCTTATCGCCGGTCAGAAACCCATGCGGCCGCCACCTCAGCGCGGCGCCCAAAAACATCGTGCCGATCAGCCCGAGCACGAGCACCGGATCGAGCGTCGGCCGCTCCCACGTCCACGAACGCAGATCCTCGAGCAACTGGCGCGCCGGCGAATCCTCCGGCGGGACCGGCTCTTTCCAAGGCAGGGTCACGGGCGGCCGCTGCGGATAGAACATGCCGTCCACTTCGCCCGGCAGCGCCGCCTTCAGCGTCTTGCCGTCGACGCGATACAGCGCCGGCCCGGCGTGCCAAATCAATTCGCCGCGCGAAGTCAGCCAGGCGCCACGGCCGCGCACGCTTTCGCGCGGCGAAAACATGCCGCGCCGCGCCGCCGCCGCGATCAAACATTGATGGACCTCTTTGACCTCGAGGCCGTTGATAATGAATTCGCCCTGTTCCTTGATCGCTTGGGCGTTGAAGCGCGGCCAATGGTGATAGAGATAATTCGGACGCGCCGCGAACAGCGAGATCAGCGTGTTATGCGTCCATTCCGACGTCGTGACGTCGATCATCTGCCCGAGCGAATCGACGACGTAACAGACCTTGCCGTCCATGCCGAGCGGCACGACCGGACACCCCGGCGGAAGCTTCTCCGCCGGCGCGCCCGGCCATTGGCCCGCGTTGTAGCCCCAGGCGTCCTTATTGCCCGGCTGCGGGTCCGAAACCGGCCCGGAGCCGAGCTTTTCCATGGCGTCCGCCCACGCGGCGCGAACGCCTTTCACTCCAGTCTGAACCATTTACGAAGATTTCCGGACGCCAGGGGCGGTGATTGAAACGCGACGCAACACGCAACGAACTTGAGATCAGGCGGCCAACCGCAGGCCGCCGGCCATCCGCGCGGCGACTTCCATCGGCAGATCCCCGCCGGCCTCCGCCGCATTCAAGCGCCGCGCGACGCGAAAGCAGCTTTCCAGGTCGCCGACGGCCGCGATGGTCACACCGCGATCGTTCGTGACACACCAGGCGCTCGACGCGCGCATCCGCTCAACCAGCCACATGGCCAACCTCCAACATTTCAGGGGGAACGCGACGCAACACGCAACAAACACGGCAAGACGGCCCCTCGGGGATCAGGTCGCCTTGGAAGGATCGGAGGCCGGCGTGGAGGCCGGCTCTTGGGAAGTTGAGGCCGGCTCTTGCGGCGCGGCGGACGCGGCCGCGTCGCCGACTGGCGCCGCCTCCGACGCAGGAGCGGCGGCGCCCGCGGCGCTCTGGCCGTCAGCCGGGCCAGCGCTCGAGGAAGCCGCCGGCGTCTCGACCTGGACGAGCTGCACGTCGTCGCGCTTGGCGAGCGGATCGGGCACGAGCTCGAGGATCGTGTCTTCTTCCTTCTCCGCCAACGCGGCGGCCGGGATCACGGTTTTCGACCGTTCCCACGCCTCGAGGCGGGCGATGTCCTGCGCGATCAGGCCATCGCCGAGCAGGATCAGCGCGGAGAAGGCGGAATATCCCGTGCGATAGGCCAGCGGACATTCCGCAAACCCATCAACGTCGGCCGAATGCACGTCCTGCCCGTGCGCATAGCGATACAGGGCTTCCGCCGGCGCATTCGGATTGGCGCGCACGAAACCCGCCAGCTTTTCCTGCGCCGCATCGCGCGCCGCCGCAGTCAGCGAACCGCCGCCGCACGTCGGCCACGCCAGCGAGTCTTCGGTCGCGTCGTGATAGATCGCGACGAAATTTCCGGCGGAATGATAGGCCGCCTTGGCGACGACGGCCGCCGCCTTTTCCCTCAATGCTTCAATGTCCATTCAAACCCTTCCTTTCAGCAGGTCGTTGAAATCGTTGCCTTGATGCGCCTGCATCGTGGTCAGCGGCTTCCCGTGCCGCTCCAATGTTTCAAGCACGGCCTCGCGCTGCTTCAGCGCCTGCGGCTTCACGTCGTTTTCCAGCGCGACCACGATCGAGGAGACGCACTCGAACCACACAGGCGCGTGCGCGATGTTTCCGATGGAGAGCGCGGCCCAGACGCGGGCCTCAGGCAGGGCCAGGGCGAGAGACAGCCCGGTTTCAATCCCCTCGCAGAGCACCAGCGGGCCGCGAATGCCCGACCGCGAGGCCTCGACATTCGACAGGCCGGACGGGCCATAGGTCAGCGGGACAACCGAACCCTTGATGTCGCCGAGCATCAGCTTCGCGGGCGAGATCGGGGCCTTGTCGACGCCGCCGGCGTCATGCAGCCAGGTCGCGTGCAGCCCGGTCTTGAAGCCCTCGCCATTCATCGCGGCCGCGACCATCGCCGGGCCGGTCCAATTGGCGCCTCCCCAATGGCGCAAGCCGGAATGCCAGCGCAAAACCGGGCACTTGTTGGGAATGGCGTCATAATCAATGCCGCGCGCCTCGAGGAGGTAGCGACGCACCAGCGCGAACCCGTCATGCGACGCGCCCTTGCTCTGGATCAGAATGTTGGCGACGCGCCGGGCGATCCGCGCCGAGCGCTCCGCCTCATCCCTGTCGGCCTTCTTGCGGCGCGCCGCCGCCTCGCGCCGGATTTTCTGAATGACCTTCGGATCGCCGTCCGTGATCCCGAGCCGCTTCTTGGCCCACTGGATCGCATGCTTGCGGCCTTCCTTCGAGCGCGGCGCGAACCCGGCGACATAGGCGACGAGGCCCAAAATGTCGCCCTTGCCGTAGTCTTCCGGCTCGTCATATTCGCGCCACGCGCCATTCCCCCAAATCTTGAAGGACGAGCGGCTATCGTTCGCGCGCGTGGGATTGGGCGCCGCCCAAACATTGCCCTCGCGCCGGCAACCGGGCACGAGCTCATGGATCAGGCCTGGGCAAAGCGCCTGCAGGCCGGCGCGGAGATCGCGGACAGGAACGTCGATCATGGCGCGTCAGCCCCGACAGCAATAAAGAAGCGGTGCCTGTCCTCTGCTTTGTCGAGCTTCGCAGCTTCGCGCCTAGCCGCCTCGCGCTCTTTCCGCCGCACCGAAGGCGGCACAAATCCGGGCACATGGCGCTTGGCCAATTCGAGATCGGACGGCCGGAACCAAGCCTTTTGCTGGCCTGGCGGGATCAGGAAGGTTTCGAACTGCGCATCGGCGAGACAGCGCGGCCATTGGCCGTCTTCCTGACGCTTCCAGATGAACCAGGCGCAAGCCGTCGCCGTCTTGGCCTTCGGGTCATAGCCGCCCTCGCACATCGGCACGCGCTCCGAGAAGATCGCGACGAGCGTCGGCGGGAATTCGCAGAAAATCCGATAGCGTTCGGCCGTTTCCAGCCATTGCAGGCGGCACAGCATCGCCACGCCTTCGTCCGCCACCTCAAGGAAGCCCGGCAACAGTTGCGCGGCGGTTTTCAGCGGCGGATCAGGCGAGAACGGCGGATTGACGATCACCCAACGCGGGTGAAAGCCTTGGCCTAGTTTCGATCGAACCGCCTGAATGTCGCTCGCATCGACCTGACAATCTTGGCCCGGGTCGCCATAGTCGTTGATGTCAGAGCACCAGACTAATCCGGCATAATGCGCAGTCACAGAACTCATGTGGCCCAAGCCGTTGCATGGGTCCCACGCGTCGCCCACATTCTTCCATCCCGCGCGCAGCCGAGGCAGCACCACCTCGAACAGCGTCCGCGTCGCCCAAGGCGGCGTGCAGAACAGCGCGGCCTTCTGCCACGGCGCGCCGTCAGCCAGGCGCGCCCGCTTCGAGGCCATCACGGCCGAGGAGCCGGAGGCGTGGTTCATGCCGCCGCCCTCCGCACCACTTCAACGATGGCGTCGGGATAGACCAGCGCCTTGAAATTGCCATCGACGACGTCGACGAGAACATGACCAGCAACCCAGCGGCAAACGCGCGCCCGGTGCAGCAAGCCGAAGGCCTCGACGTTGACCAGGTCGCCCTTGGCGACGGCGACGGTTCCGCCGGCGGCGAGTTCCATCAACTCGAGCATCACTCATCCCTCCCAGCCATGGCGCGCATGGCGCCGAAGATCATTTCATTGAAGGCAGGATCGTCGCGGCGGTCCTCGACGTCCTTGAGAGCCAGGCACACGGCGGCGGGCGTCAGCCCGAGAAGGGCGGCGAGCTTCATTTGCTTGATGTCGAAGCCCGTGTTCATGAGGTAGATCGCGGCCTGCCGCGCATGAGAGCAGGCCCGCCAATGGGCGTCCGCCGTGGCGCCCCGCTGGGGCGAAGCGGCCCAAACGTCCGCCGGCTCCACGCCATAAAATGGAGCGGTGCGCCCTAGGCAGGCGCCATAGGCTCCAAGAATCGCCCTATCGAGATCAGGCAGGTTTGTGCGCGGGCTCTTGAGAAATCGCAGCGCCCTGCGGAGTTTGAGAAGGAGAGGCTTTGAAGCCAAGTCCGGACGGCGAAGCACCTTTCGGTACCAGGAAATGGAAATTCCCGCTTCGCCAGCCAAGCTTTGTTGACTGACCCCGCAGCGCCGACGCTCCGCGTCAATTTCGGCTATTGTCGCGCCCGCGCTTAATTTAGTAGCGCCACCCTTGCGCGAATCACCCGCGACAACCTGTTGCGGTACGGACACGGTCCCCGCAAATTCGCGGAGGCCAGAAACCGGGGGGAGCGTGACAGAGGGCATCAGGCGTGGCCTTCCATCACCGAGCGCAAGCCGCCGAGATAGGCGGCCATGTTGCGCTCCTCTTCCGCAAGGGCCTGTTCTATTGCCTCAATTGTCGACTGGCGGGCGTCGTTGCGTCCCTTAAGGACACGATGCACGTTGTCTTCGTCGAGGCCAGAACGCTTCGCCAGTTCTTTGACGGTCATACGTACCGCCCGGCGGCGCGCGTCGAAATTTTCGAACGCCATCTTTCGCCTTCGCTTGTTATCTGCAATGTTGCAGATAGCAATCTGATTCGCCGCCTAGCGTCAACTGCAATGTTTCATTCGCCTGTGGAGAGCTCAATAGTACATGCTGTACCCGGCTTAAAACCGGGACAGGGTAGGCTCATGGCTGGGAGGCCTCCGAAAAGCGACACAAAGGAAGCGATCCGCGAAGCTCAACGCGAATGGCTTCTCAAGGTGTTAGCTGAGACAAAAAAGACGCCATCACAACTGGCTAAGGACTCCGGCGTTTCAGACACCACACTGACGCGCTTCCTCAACAATCCGTCTTACAGCGGAACGCTGACGCCAATTACGGTCGAGCGGATTTCGGAGCACGTCGGAATTCCTGGTCCCGGCTATTCAACTTCAAAGTTGCAGATCGTCGCGTGGAAACCCCGCGACGAGGCGGAGCGCGTCCCTTGGGATGATTGCAAGTCGCCCACTCTGGCCGCCCTCGTTGGCGAGCGCTTCGCGTCGGAAGTCTGGACCATTCAGACCGACCACTTGGCGCTCGCCGGCATTCGCCAAGGCGATATGGTTGTGATCGACAAGGACGTGCAGGCGCGCGACGGCGATATTGTCTGCGCGCAGATCGAGAACGGAAGCGGCCCCCGCACGGTCTTCCGAATGTTCCAGATGCCGAACCTTGTCGGCGCCAGCTTCGACCCCCAAGCTATACGGCCGGAACCCGTCGATGGGCTGCGCGTCCGCGTCATCGGCGTCGTCACAGATCTACTTCGCCAACGAGCGGCGTGATGGACATCTTGTCCGGAGACGACCCGAACGTCTTCAGGCGGGATGATCACGGCAACATCATTTTCTATGATCCGTCCACTGAACCATTCTTGAGGACGGACGAAATGTATGCCCTGATCGCTTTCCTGATTGGATTTGCCTTTGTAATCGCTGCCGCTTTTCTACATTCAGCCGTCCCGCACACGAAAGCCAGGATGGGCGCGCGCTTCGCACTATGCTTCGCCGCGTCATTCGCCCTCGCGCAACCACTCGAACTCGATCGGTATTTCCCGTACGGGCTGAACGCGCATGGCCTGCTAATTATTTTTGGTCTTTTTTCAGTCACTTATGCAGCCGCAACACTTTTGGAATGGGCGAACGGTATTTTTCGCAGATAGGAAATCTGCACACTTGCAGATTTTTATATGCAAGCATACAGTCTGCACGTCCTTTCACAGGAGGCGCAGAAACATGCACGCACCCACCATGACCGCGCAGGAGATTGCCGATCTCCTGCACATGAACATCCGGACGTTTCAGAACAAACTGCCGAAGCTGCGCGCCGAAGGCTTCCCGAACCATCTGCCGGGAACGCGCGTGTGGTCGCGCCGCCTGGTGACGGCGTGGCTCGACCAGCGCGACCCCGCCGCCGACGCGTCGATCGCCGACATTGACCCCGTCGCGGCCGCCCGCGCCGAACTCGAGGCGCGCATCAGCGGGAGGGCGGCATGAGCTTTTCCAGCAGCGCCGGGAGCCTCGTGCGCAATCCCGCGGTCACCGAGGCGAACAGGCTCTACGAAATCAAGCAGCGCATCGCACTGGCGCAAGCCCAGATGGATCGCTCGTTCGACACCCTCGAACTGGCGCTCTTGCAAATGAGCGACGTGCGCGCCCAAATCGCCACCCTCGCCGGCGTCATCAACCAGGCGAGCAGCACATGAACCGAGACTTGCTCCAAAATGCGGTTGACGCCGCGGCGTCCAAGAAGGACGCCCTCGCCGTTGTCGTCAGCGTTGCCGATGGCGGCAGCGAGGCCGTCGCCATCGAATTGACGGCCATCGGCTTCGGCCCGGTCGCCTATGTGCTCTTTGCGGCCGAAGCCCTCATGTTCAAGGCGCGCGAGGGCCTGAGCGAGACGGATAGATGCCGGCTCGATTATATTCGCAGGGAATTGCTGCGCTTCGTTGAGGACCACGAAGAGGCTGAGACAGCCACGGCCGCGCCGATCGGGCGCGCAACCGCCCTGAATTGACACCCATCGGCGCGGCCGCCCGCGCCGATCTTTCGCTGAGGGAAGAGAGGACCATGGCGAAGCTCACCATCCAAATCACACACATCAAATGGCGCGATGGCCGCCCGCGCTTCGAGCCTGGTCCAAAACTGCGCAAGCTTGGCTTCAAGGGCGAGGATCTTCGCCACGGTCCCAAGGGCGAATGGTTCGACGCCATAGAGGCGAAGGCCTGGGCGGACGCCAAAGAGAAAGAGATCGCCGAACGCCGCGCCCAGGCCGCCGCCGCGCGCGCCAGCAAGAAGCGCCTGCCCGCCCTGGTGGGTGGACGCGGCGCGCAGCTCGTCAGCATCGCTGAACTGTTCGAGCTGTTTTTCCAGTCGCCCCGCATGAAAGGCGAGATAGTCGAGGACGGCAAGCGCCGCCAGAAGGCCGCCAGCCCGGCGACCGTGCGAGACTACCGGTATAAGGCGGGAACGATCGAAACATTTGACCCCGAGCTTTGGGCCGCTCCGGTCGAAGCCCTCAGCAAGCCGATCGTTTACGATCTTTATGAGCGCCTTTGGACGGCGCGAGGGCTTGCCACGGCGCGCGGCGCCGTCGCCGTGCTATCGGCGGCAATCTCATGGGGCCTCAAGCGAGGCAAAATCAAGATGGCGGCGAATCCCTGCCAAGGTCTTGGCATGGAAATTCCCGACGCTCGCTTGCGCTGTCTTTCGCCCGACGAGGTTCGGCACCTGGTCGCGACCGCCGACGCCATTGGCCGCCCGGAGATCGGCGATGCTGTCATCATGGGCGTGTGGACCGGACAGCGCCAGAAGGACCGGCTAGAACTAATCGACATTGGCTTGATCGACGGCCGCCGACGGTTCCAACAAAGCAAAACGAAGGCGATTGTTGAGATCAGGCAGGCACCCGAACTCGAGCACCGCCTCACCCAGGCGCGTAAACGCCGCCTTGATTGGAAGGTGAAGCCGCTCGAGATCATCGTGGACGAGAAGACCAAGACGCCCTTCAAGGCAGATTGGTATCGCCACGTCTATTCGGAGGTCCGCGCGGCCGCCGCCGCCGGCGTCAAGGACGCCCAGGGCGGCGAATGGATCATCCCGCCAATGCCGAGCCTCAGCGACGCCCGCGACCAGGACTTGCGGGACACCAGCGTGACCTGGCTGGCGCGCGCCGGCTGCACGCACGCGGAGATCGGACAGATCACCGGCCACAGCGACCAGAGCATCCAGACGATTCTCCGGCACTATTTGAGCCGTCACCGTGAGATGGGCGACAACGCGATCGCAAAGCTGATCGCCTGGTACGACACCCAGGCAGAGGGGGCGAAGTGA